CTTGTTAGGTATTAAGACAGTTTTGGATAGTCTCAAACCTAAAGAGCTTATAGACCAAGAAAACCTTAATATGGCTTTAGACAAGATACGCGAAATGCTTAGGCTTTTGGCACAGGCTGGCGCAACTCCTAGCACTAGAGCGAAATCAGGCATACCTGAAGGCGATTATGTACCACCTGTAGTTTTTGACCCTAACACGTCTATAGATGCAGTTATAGAATATGCCGATGCCGCTACTGAGCGAGCTACTGCTTTTGCTATATTACAAGAGCAAGAAAACTACGCAGCTTACTTGTCACTTATTGAGTTTCAGAAAAAACTAGGAGACTTTGGCGGCTATAGCGCCGATATGAACAGGGGCGCGGGCTATGGCTCAGGCTCAACTGTAACTGTTGAAATTGTAGATAAGACGAGCGGGCTTATTGAGGTGGTACAAACAGCCGTACAAGAAAATAACAGGTTTGGCAATAACCTTAACTTTGCTGGCGCGATATGACCGTACCTGTAATTAACGCCGTTATTAACTTTAGTACTGGGCCTAGCTTTGCTCAGGCTATGATTTTAGATAGCGGCATATTAGGCACAAACATCCTTGCAGATGCAGCTAGCGTTATCGTTGACGTATCTAACGTAGTAGATAGTATTGAGACAAAGCGCGGGCGTAATCCTCAAGCTGACCAATTCCAAACAGGTACGCTAACTATGCGTATTGTTGACCAGGTGGGCGCGTTCAACCCCCAAAACCCAGCAAGCCCCTACTTTCAGCTTTTGACCCCTATGCGTAAAGTACAAATTACGGCTACATACGGGGCAACTACTTACCCTATTTTTGCTGGTTTTATTACTAGCTACACAACTACTACACCTAAAAATGCTAATGATGTGGTTTATACCACTATCACAGCTGTAGATGCTTTTAGACTCGCGACAAACGCCCAGATTAGTACCGTGGCAGGTTCAGGCGTACAATTAAGTGGCGCAAGAATTAACGCCATTTTGGACCAAATTGACTGGCCCGTCTCTATGCGTGACGTGGATGCAGGCCTAACTACTATGCAAGCAGACCCAGGCACAGCCCGCACAAGCCTTGCAGCTATGCAGACGGTAGAGACTAGCGAGTATGGCGCTTTGTACGTAGATGCGGCGGGCAGTTTTATTTTCCAAGACCGTTCAGTAACGGCTGGCAGTACGGGGGCTACGCCCACAGTATTTAACGATGATGGTACAGATATCTCGTATTTTAATGCCGTTTGGAGACTTGATGACACTCTTGTGTACAATTCTGCAAGCATTACCCGTACAGGCGGTACGGCTCAAGTAGCCATAAATCAACCCAGCATAGATAAGTATTTTGTGCATAGCTATAACCAGCAAAACCTACTAATGGAAACAGATGCAGTAGCCCTGGATTATGCTCAAGCATACGTTGCATCTAGAGCTGAAACAAGCATCCGATGCGATGCTATCCAGTTAGACCTCTATACCGATAATTACAATACGGGCATTATTGCAGCGCTAGACCTGGATTACTTTGACCCGGTAACTATTACAACTAACCAACCTGGGGGCTCAACCCTAACTAAAACTTTGCAGGTGTTTGGCGTAGCTCAAAGCATTACGCCTAACAGCTGGAAAACAACACTAACCACGTTAGAACCAATTCTTGATGGCCTAGTGTTAAACTCATCCATATACGGTTTGCTTGACAGCGGCGTATTAAGTTATTAAGGAGATAGGACTATGGCAGCTGGATTAGGTTTTAAGACCTTTACTACTGGCGAGGTACTTACGGCAGCTGACACTAACGGCTACCTAATGCAAGGCGTACTAGTGTTTGCCTCAGCGGCAGCGCGCGCTGCAGCTATTACCTCACCACAAGAGGGGCAATACTCTTACCTTAAAGATACAAACAGTACTGAGTATTATGACGGGGCTGCGTGGATTGCTGCACCTATCGGTGACATCACAGGCGTTACAGCTGGTACAGGTATTAGCGGCGGTGGCACAAGCGGCACCGTAACCGTTACTAACCTAGCAGTAGGCACAAACGGCCAAACACTTGTGGCGGATAGTACCGCCTCTACTGGCTTGAAATGGGCTACGGCTTCTAGCGGAGCTTTGGCGTTTGTCAATGCTACAACTTTCTCAGCTGTAACTAGCGTTTCATTACCAACAAGCACTTTTGGTACTACATACCAAAACTACAGAGTATTTATTCTTTTTACTAATGCTTCTGCAAATGCTGCAATCACAGTAAGAAAAAGGTCATCAGGCACAGATAGCACAGGCGCAACATATCAAACAGGCGGGGCTAAGTTTCCACGTTCGGGTGCCATTGCTCAAGTACAAAGTGCCGATGCCACATCTTGGGCAACTGGTATTTCTGTGAATATACCTTATGGCGTTTTTATGATTTTGGATGTTGTTTCTCCTGGAACTGCGACAAACTACAATCAGATTTCTGTCACAGGAACTGTTGGTGTTGATGGTTTAAGTTTAGGTTGGGTTAACTCGGGCGGTGGAACTTATGATTCTCTTTCTTTCATTATGGCTTCAGGTAACTTTACGGGCAATATCTATGTTTATGGCTACTCAAACTCATAAGGAGTGAAATTATGGAAAAACTATTTATTCAAGACGGCGATGTAAGACGCGAATACACAGAAGCCGAGTATGCACAGAATGCAATAGATGTTGCTGAATATAACGCAGCAGTCGCAGCAGCAGAAGCCGAAGCCGAAGCCGTAGCAACTGCTAAAGCAGATGCAATAGATAAACTTACTGCACTTGGTATTGACCCAAAAGCACTTGGGCTATAAGTGGAACACTTGACTAAGAAAGTGGCCAGCATCTAAGGAGCAGGCTGAGATAGGCGTTAAGCCTTTTAAGGTAGAGGGTACAAGCCTTAAAATACGCTGCGCTGAAAAGGTAGCACCCTTACTAATTAACTTTGCTAAAGAGTTTAACGAGCTAATAGAGCCAATAGAGGGCGGCACGTTTGACGATTGGGGTTATGCCTACAGAGACGTAAGAGGTGTGGTAGGCAAACTTAGTAACCACGCAAGCGGCACAGCTATAGACCTTAACGCAATTAAACACCCTTTAGGCAAGGTAGGCACGTTTGATGCAGCTAAGGTACCGATGATTAGAGCCTTGGCTAAAAAGTACGGGCTAACCTGGGGCGGGGATTGGACTAGAAAAGATGAAATGCACTTTGAGATAGCTTTAAGCCCTGAAAAAGTCAGGGTTTTAATTACCAAGTTAGGGATAGAAAATGCCTAAAACAGCACAAAAAACTGTTACTACTACAGCTACTATTGTGGCTTCACAACTTATTGGTGACCAAAGCGTGTATTTGCACAGCGCCAGCGGAACTCTTTATATTGGCGGCTCAGATTTAACTTTAGCAAATGGGTACAAAATGGATAATGGCGATAAACTTTCTTTACTATTGGGTGACCACGAAGATTTATATGCAATGACTAGCTCGGGAACAGCTACTTTGTATGTAATGTCGCAAATCAACTAAGGGCAGAATCGAGCTAATAAATGAAAGAGCAATTTAAGGCTGCGGCCTTGTCCTACCTGCGTGCGGCCCTATCGTGCGTGGGTGCGCTGTATCTATCAGGTATCACAGACCCTAAAGTACTAGCTAATGCTTTTCTTGCTGGGCTAATTGGGCCAGTACTTAAAGCTATAGCACCTAATGAAAAGCAACTTGGAATAGGCGCTAAGTAGGATGTCGCAGGCCCAGGCATATATAGCGGTAGCGTTGGGGATTGCTACCCTTTCAGGGCTTATGGCTGGGCTTGTGCGCCACCTTGTTAAGTATTATCTATCCGAGCTAAAGCCTGACGGCAACGGCGGCCATAACCTAGTAGGGCGCGTTGAGCGTATTGAGTTACGCGTGGATAAAATCTATGAAATGTTGCTAGAGGACAGATTATCTAAGTAGAGCGTGTCGCGTTGCCTTTTGTCGGTGGGTAGGTTCATACTTTAACTACACACGCCGGGAGGGCTACCCGGGTAGGTAGCTCATCGGCCTTAACAAAGGGCGAAAAATGAATAGTTTAGACTTGATGGTAGTAGGTATGGTTTGCCTCTTTATGGGCTTATTTATATGGGCAGCTTATGAGATGGGTTACAAAGTAGGCCTGGGTGAAGGTTACCTACGTGGCCGTAATATAGCTAAGGCGTTAAAAGAAGCTGAGGCCAAGCGATGAGTAATTTTCTAGAAGGATACGAGGACGTAAACGCCCGCATTATTAGGGCGCGTATTGAGTACCCAACCTTGCGCCTAGTTGCATCTATTGAGGATATAGATATAACAAAAGGTTATATTTTAATCAAGGCTGAAGCATATAAAGAGTACGAGGACCATTTACCTAGCGCTGTTGATTATGCTTTAGAGGTGCGTAGCGACAGAGGCGTAAACCTTCATTTTTGGGTAGAAAACGCAGTAACGAGCGCTTACGGGCGCGTTATCGGTTTGCTTACACCTGGCGGTATTGCTCGTAGTACAAAGCAGGATATGGAAAAGGTAGAGGCGCTAAGCACTAAAGACGTAGCACCTGTTAGCGATGATTTATGGGCTACAACACCTGTAGCACAGACCATCGAGGCAGTTAAAAACGAGCTAGGCGGTATTTACCTACAGGCTAAGCCGGAGTGCATCCACGGCGCCCGTGTTTGGCGTGAAGGATTCTCCACCAAAACAAACAAAAAATGGGGCAATTACAGCTGCACCGAAAAGACCAAGGCTACTCAATGTGAGCCAGTTTGGTATATGCAAACCTCTACAGGTTGGGCGCCTCAAGTATGAGTAGCCAAATGGAGTTAATCAACCTTAAAGCTATGACGGGCAAGCTCTTTATAGATGGTGAAATGGTCGCAGAGTACAAGGTAGAGACGTGCGACAAATGCGCCAGGGTGACACAGCTAGATAAGTTTGGCTATCAAAAAAACTCATATGAAAACATTATATGGTTTTGCAAGGATTGCAGGTAATGACTACCTCTAAATCCGATTGGGATATAGACCTTCGCTACGGCCAAGACGGGGAAGAATCCGTACGCCGGCTCCTTACTATGGAGACGGTAGAGGTCAAACGCGATAGGCGTTGGAAAGAGACAGGCAATATATACATAGAAACATCTTGCTATTACGTTAACGAGCGTGGATTTAAGCCTTCAGGCCTATCAGTATCTCAGGCTACGCATTGGGCTTTTGTCCTAGAGGATTTAACGGTAATAGTCTCTAAATCTGACCTTATTAACACCGTAAAAGAGTACGGTAGGAATATAAGCTGCAATATTGAGCCTAACATCTCTTTTGGCTACCTTATAACTATTGACTCACTACTTAAATGGCAAGTAGAAAAGGCCGAGAGAAACGAGTTTATCTATGGACATTATCCGCTTTGAGTGCCGCAGCTGTAAGAAAATAACAGAGCAGATTGAGCGCATAGTCACTGATAACCTGCCGCCTAACGTCAAAGTCTTACAATGCAAGGTATGTAGCAAAATGAGCGTTAGCTTGTTAGTCACTTATGGCGAGGCTACACAATGAAACCCTGGGGGCAACAAAACACAAAATGTAAACGGTGTGGGCATAAAAGCACACAAACTTTTGAGACAGCTTCTCTGCTTTGCGATTATGGCAACCAGCAAGCAAGGTTCTTTGAGCGTTTATGTGCTGTGTGTCTGTATTGGTCTGCCTTTATGTACCTTTACAATGGTCAATATAAGGTGACAATAGATGCCTATGTATGAATATGAGTGCATTAGCTGCTCAATACGCTTTGAGGTGCAGCGCTCTATACACGATGTCAACATACCTAAGTGCTGTGGCTTTGATATGCGCCGTATTTATGACCCAGTAGGTGCCATATTTAGGGGCACAGGTTGGGGCAAGGATGCAAAATAGTTATCCACAGGAGTTATCCACAGGTACTAATAACTGTGCAGACACGCCCAAGACTACGCTTAATATTGCATCTCGTTTGACATCGCTGGTACGCTGGTATCGCGCAGGCGAGCCGCTGAGGCGTAGCTCAGCCAAGCGCTATCAGCTAACGCCACACTTATGCTTACTAGTAAGCGCATTAGTAACAATGAATATAACTACAGCAACTGCATACAACCCCAACATAGAGAGCTATAAGCTCTATGCTCATATGAAATTAGGTAATGATAAGCAATATCGCTGTTTGGTAACGTTATGGCGTTTAGAGAGTAACTGGTCATCTACAGCCAAGAATCCTAAGAGCAGCGCATATGGGATACCACAGCTGCTCAAGATGACAGAGACTAATCCATATAAGCAGATAGACTTAGGGCTTAAGTACATTACTCATCATAGGATTTATAAAGGTGATACTTGTAAAGCCTTAGATAGACATAAGAGAGTAGGTCATTACTAATGGCTACTAGACGTGGTGACCCACGCTCTCAGCGTAAGTACAAGGCAGTCAGGTTGCAGGTCTTATCTAGAGATAACCACACTTGCTTTTACTGTAATGCTGAGGCAGATACGGTTGACCATATTGTGCCAGTATCTAAAAGCGATGATAAGTCTGAGGCCTATAATCCTAATAATTTAATCGCCTGTTGTAAGCGCTGTAACAGCTCACGCGGTAATAAGTCACAGGCTGTTTTTTTAGCCCATAAGGCTACCCCCCCTGTCTTTTCTCCT